TCCATAACAGCACGAGAGTTAGTCTTTGTTGTACAGAAGATATTTAGATCTCTCATCAACAAATCAGTACCGTTCATCTCAAAGTTCATCTTCTCATCTGTACCAGTGATGTATTGTAAACGGATACTAGGCTTTGTAGAATGGTAGTATTGAGCCAAGTCTGTACGCATTTGGTGTACACGTGGCATCAAGTTATCAGAGTGTTGGATAAAATACTGCTCTGTCTGTGCATAAGAAGCATTCATAGCTTGCTCTACGCCAGTAGCAGTTTGTTGAGCAATAGTCTGACCCATACGTTGTGGGTTAAGACCTATCACTTCAAAAGCTTGGTTCTTAAAATATCCAGCTAGGTTAACACGAGAAAGCAAACGGTTAGTTTGTTCTAGGTTTAACACTTGATAGTGTTGGAAGTTAAGAGCATTCTCAGTGTTAGTAATGCTTGTATCAAGCGGTAACATCTGGAAGTTCTTCATAGCAACATAGGCTTTAGCCAGATTATTTTTACCCCAGTCTTCTCCCATAGAGTGACGTGGCAAAGAGTTCTGGTCTAACATAATAACCGTACCTAGCTCATCTACAAGGATGTCAGCTATCTGGTTATTTACAATGTTGTAGCCTATCTGGTATGGTTTCATAAGGTCTACTAATGAAATACTGCGGGTGTTTCTATCCCCAAATACAGCACCTTCCACTGGTAGCTTACAACCATATAGTGTTGTGTCACCTTTAAACTGGAAAGGAATTCTGCCTGGTTTGCCACCATTAAGACCTAAATATATAGGGTTTATACCTCCAGGGTTATTCATACCCCAGAATGCAGGTCTGTTAGGACCAATCTTAATTCCACCCCAAACTTCGTTAATCCAAATCCAATCTATGTGTTCACCAAAGATCAAGTTATCTTTAGTCTTTTCTTTATAAAGAGAAGTGTTATACATTGGTTTATCTGTAACCTTATATTCCTCAGATATAACATCTTGTATAGTTTCTCCTTCTTCTGTAATCTTAGTTAAGTGCCCCACCTTACGTTGAGACTTCCAATAGATCTGAGATACACGTAGTAAGTGAGACTTACCAAAGTCAATAGTATCTTCAGAGTCTGATAAGATCCATTCTACAATATCTCCTGTACCAAATTTAGTATCGTATAGTGACGTAAATTGTCTGTAGGCAAGAGATGGCATCTGAGTGTTCCACTCGTGTGACTTAGTAGGATCATAGTATGTACCATCATTCTGGTATCCTTGTATAGCATATCCAGCTGAACGTACAGGATAGATAGCTTCTAAAGACTCTAATTGATCTTGAGTCATCATCCAGCCATACTTATCAATAACATCTGATACAGACATCATATCCATCTTACCTACCCAGTTACCCTGAGAGATATAACGGATGTCTGGAGACTTATGATAAAATGTAAGTAGTGGATTCCAAAGCTCTAGCTCATAGTCATCTTCTTTCATGTTAAAATGCCAGAACTCACGGTCTGTAATCAACATATCTCTAAATGCACGCTCTTCAAGCTCTTGCATTTTAAATCTTTCCTCATCTACTGACATCTGGTGGGTAGCCCACTCTTCAATCATAGATCTATAATCTTTTCTAAAGAAGTCCTCAATCTCAGGTAGAGTTTTAAGGTTCTCTTCACTCATCATTTGTTGAGCCTCTTCTGACTGAAAATCAGCACCTTGTGCCATCATCTGAGTCATCATCTTCATCTGAGCTTGTTGTACAAGTACATCTTCAAGCATCTGACGTTTAGCGTCTAACATCTCATTGTATGAAACGTCATCCACTGCTCTAAACATAATGCGTGAGCTTCTTTTAGAAAACTCATTACACAATACATTTACTACGTTAGGAATAATAGGATAGAATTTAAGCTCTAATGCAGATTCATCTTCCTTTGTTAAAGTGTCAATGAGATCTGCCATCTCATTATCCTCTTCTACAATGTAGTCAGCCTTATCAATAATACCCTTAGCCAGCTTGTAGTTCTTCATGAGCCTACGAGCATTGCGTCTAAGCTGTTTCATACCTTGGAACTCTAGCCAATCTAGGTTCCATGCTCTCCACTCCTCATCCTTTTCTTTTTCAGCTATAAACTGGATAGGCTGGGTAAGTGTACCCATTTTGTTATAATCAGCCTTTTTACCAGATTTAAGATCTAGAGCATTGTATATCTGCATGATATTTAATTATTTAAGTCTGCTGAACCATCAGCAATTGTATTAGTAAAGGATATAGTAGCCCCTAATGGCATTGTAGTGGTAGTAGTTCCTGTTGTAATGTAACTAGGTGCATATGTAGACCATGATCCTGTAGATGTCATAGGTGGAGCCTGATTAATAATAGCTTCTTCCTGTTCATCCTTTAAAAGAAGTAAAGCTTCCTCTAGAGTGAGAGAGCTTTCTTTAATCAATCTAGAAAGAATAGTTACCTTTTGAGCATGAAGTTCTTGATTTTCCATATCTATTTCATATTTTTGAAGGGATTACGGTGGCCTTTAGAACCCAGTGTACTACCTTTAGAGCCACCAATATGTCTAAAGGGGCTCCAATTTAATTTACTAAATTTCTGGGAGTTATCCAAGTTTTCTTTTGTAACTTCTACACGTTTAGTCAGTCCTCTGTTACTTTGTTGTACCTTTGCAAAAGCTATAAGAGCACAAAATGCTACTAATCTATCCACGTTTAGTCCATCTCTGTAAGCTTGCATCTCACGTAAAAGCATAATATCCGGTATACGTTCAGCACCATAGATTGTTTTTACAATGTCTCCGTTCTCTTTTGTCTCATGATCAAGCTCTTCTTTTAGAAACTCAATACCATAAGACAACACTGTACCCTTAAATAGTGTACCCACGTTCTTCCATCCATACTCTTGGAATACGTTACGGTTGGCACCAATATCTTTTAAGAACAAGATCATATCTTTTGGTACAAGATATCTCTGCTTTTTCTTGCTTATCATATACTGAATGAATAAAGCTACGTTATTTTCCACAACTGTCCAAGCATTATACCATTCTATAAGAAGCTCTAATCTCTCATGGGTTTTATTAAGATCATCAAAACGTCCACACCAGGATGCCACGATCATGTCACGTTCTATCTCGTTCTTGACCCTGCCGTTACCGTCATCCTTAATAACCTCCACTGGATTCTTATATACGTATATAGAACATAGTGATTCAGATGTAGTGGTCTTTCCTTCCCCAACAGGGTCCACAGAAGCATAGTACATACCAAATGGTGGATCTTTATGAGGTCTTTCGTAAATACACAGCACACCTTCCTTGTCTTCAGTCTTCTTGGATATAGGAAACTCCATAATAGGAATCTTCCTAGATGGTTTGTCTACTATTTTACCCTCAGCATTTCTAGAAAGTTCTAAGTATTCTACAGAATATTCTTTATCTTGGATACGTTGCATCTGTTTAGCAACTAAGTGTGGAGGGAACACACTCACTTTACGGGTAGCAAAAGCTTCTTCAATACAACGTGGTTGCTGAGACACTGTAAGTTGATAAGCTGCCGGATCTAAGTCCTTTTTCATCTTCTCAAACTCCTTCTCTAAAGCCTCTAAAGCTTCCTCCACTTTAGAGTTGCCCCACTGATCAATATAAGGGGGCATAGACCACTGTTCTGGAATAAATAGACCTGTGATACCAATTGTCCCGTCCTTGTCTATAAGGTCAGATTTGACCCCATAGAAGCCATTCTCTTCTGGGTGTAGTATATACTCCTTCATTGGCTCACACTGATCTAGATCACCGACTGATCCAGCTGCAATAAACTGACCAGTAATCATGTGACCAGATTTAAGTGCTGGCTTCATAAATCCGTATGTGTCATCCATCTTAGGTGCGATACCTGCTTCCTCATGAAAAAAGTATGTTACAGGTCCACCGACACCATGTGTAGGGTCTTTCTCAAAGGAGTATAGGTTGATCGTAGATTTCAAACCTTTATAAGTATCACGACCACCTATCCTCACTTTAATCTGTTGCTGCCACGCCCCGACTTTGTCAGGCTCAGCTGGACGATACCAGGCTGTGTGTTCATTTAAAAAGTTCTTATATTCATTAAGAAACTTCCATGAGCCTTTCTCGTTTATATAATCTTTTAAAGAAGCCCCTATCTTTAATACTGCTCCTTCTTCAAACCAATACTGGTTAAGTAGTTTAGCCATGTGGAAATAAGAGGAGGCTATCTGACGCTTCTTTAGAATAATTGCGTGCTTCCAATGTAATTCCGCAAGATGTTCATATAGAGCCATGTGATACTGAGCATCCCTTACCTTAGCAAAGTCAAACCTTTTTTCTTCTTTATCATAGATAGGAAGAA